TAAAGCGTATGCAACCACACCAGCGTGAGCCATATCTTTTATGCGTGTAGCAAATCTTTCAATGCTTTTTACTGATTCATCTACGCTATTTGAGACACTTTTAGTAGCTTTCTCAAGTCTATTTAATTCACTTGTATAGACTTTAAGCTCGCCCGTTTTAGCGTCTGTTTTTATGGTAATCTTTAGTTGTTTTTCCATATAATCCCTTTATGGAACTCATATTTGCAATATATGGCATTTTATTACTTCTAAGATGGCTTTTAAGCATTAAAATAACACTCATAAATGTATCTATCTTCTTTGTATGGTGGTTAGTCTTTAAAGTTGGATTAACCACGCAAACAGCTATCACAGCTATTTTGGTTTCTTTTTTTCTATATTACTTGCCCAAATCTCTCCAGCTCTTACAAAGATAGGCAACCACTCTTTTACCTTGAAATTATTCCACTTCAAAAAATCTTTTATAGCCTCATAGCGTTTACCAACCACACCTACAAAGCCATACTCAAACGGAATCTGCAAAAAAACAGACCCCGCTATCTTCCACACTCCAGATAAAAAAACTACCTTTGAATGCGGATTATTTTTAATCTCTTCTATCTCTTCTATTTCAAGACTAAGCTCACCAACACCTTTAGCATTCTGTTCACACCAAAGATAAAACCGCTCTATCGCCTCTTTTTGAGCTTCCCCAGCTCATCTTGCAAACTTGCTATAAAGTCATAGATATTTCCAGTCTCTTCTAGCTCTTCAACCATCTTAAAAATTAAAGTCTCATCACCTTTGATGTTCTCATTCAAAAGCTTCTTATGCAGTTCATACCGTTCATCCTCATCCATATTTGCAATACCACTAAACTCTTTTATTTGCTTAGTATTAAGGTCTCTAAACTCAAATTCAGCAGTATCACCATCTAAAAACTCATACTCAAACTTGAAACTTTTTAGTTTTGCACTAAATTTTTTTGCCATAATTCACTCCTTATTTAAACTCAAAATAAAAATCACTTCCACAGTAAAACTCTCTAGTTACCTCAAGCTCATCTGAACCACTCTCATTTACATTTATGTAACTCATAGATGGCACGACAAATTTAAACTTATGCCCATTTACCGATTCAAGTTCAACTTCCAAACTCTTAACCGCACCGCTTAAAAAGTCATCCCAGTAAGAGATGTCACTTCCTGCTTTTTCAGTCAGACTAACCTTAGCTTTAAAGTCAGCCCTGTAAAACTCTTTTTGACCGATTGCATAGATCTCTTTAATGTCATTACCCAGATCAAAACTACACTTAGTTAAAGCGATAGTGCCACCACTAAATGTAACCGCTTGAACAGAGCTAACTACAAACAGAGCATTTTCATCTAGCGTTACAGATGGATTAGCCTCTTCAGTCCCAGTATTACTAAAACCTTTGATATCAAAGCTAACCTTTGCAGGAGTACCCACCTCAAAATCAAACTTCAAGTTAGCACTGACCCCGCTAAAAGTTCTCTTTATCCCATCAAGATAGAAAATCATCTGCCCTGACGCTAGCTCTGAACTATTTGGAGTGTAGCGGTATGCATCTGTTGTATCATCTGCGTCAGTATCAACTGCTTCACCATCAAACCCGCTCATTTTAAACATCTCATCTAAAAGTGGAGCAGTATCGCCCCCACCATTATCTTTGAGCATACAGTTAAAACTTCCACTAACTGCCATATAATCAGGAACTACCCACGTTTTAGTAGTCCCCATCTTTCCATCAAGAGCTTTATAGTCTCCACTCTTTACTTCATAAGATGGATTAAACGGCTCGCTCATATCTACTACAAAATTTTCATCAGGCGTATCAGCTACACGAGCTAACAACACCTGGTTTTTAACTAGTCTCTTTGACATTACTTACCCCTTACGCTTTATGTACAAGGATTGTCCCAGCAGTTGCTTTAATGTCAGTCGATACCTTTTTCCAGTTAGACGACTTAGCTATTTCAGTAGCATTTTTTACAGTATCAGTACCTTTATAGCTAAACCCTGCAATCTTCACATCAAAGCTTCCTTCAGCAGAGATTCGATAAACAATATTCTCACCACGTCCATCAGTCTCTACCAAGTATTCGCTACTCTCACTCTCTATTACTTGTACGCCACCACGCTGAAGTGCTAGGATTTTAAGCGTTGCAGTCTCTTCACCATTTGAATCATCACCATCACAATCAGCAGTACCCATAAACTCAGGCATATCGACAGAATATATCTTACGTCCTAAACTTGCAGGGCTTGCATTGTAAACCACCCCGTTTACAACAGTTTCGCTATTTACATCAAATCCTGCATTAAGCAAACTAAAGAGTGATCCACTATGCATTACAAAAGTTCGAATATTCATAGCATTATCACCAAACGGCTGAATTGCACGTAAAAGCATTTTATGATTAAGTTCACTACAGCTATTATCTATCATACTTGCAGTATTGCTTGAGATTGCAGCAGTAGAGCAAATCAAAGCTGAACTTAAAAACTGTTTAGTTATCTGCTCACCTATAGCCTTAGAGATTTTAGCTATCACTACTTTTTCATTACCACCATATCGCTTGATCTCACTTGGCATAATGGTAACTTTAGCTTTATATGCAATCTTTGGACTTCTTTGTAAATCAGAACCTATAGTCTCAAACGTTGCACTATCAGTCGAATAAGGATCACGATAACTCACAAAGTTTTGAAACTTCAAAAAGTGTTCTTCTAAAAAGTCCCCTTTGTGTCTATGAGAGATTAGACTAATCCCACCACCGCTTTGAGCGTTGAAGTTCTTCACATTTTCATAAAGCGACTCCATCGCTAACGTCTTAACTACTTCAGGTGTTATCTGTAATGCCATTTCTCATTTCTCCTTTTAATCTGGTAATTTTTCATACGCTTCTTGACCGTGTTCCATTATGAAATCCACGATCTGCTCTTCATTCATACTAGACTTTTTAAGTCCGCCACCATTAAAGTTTTCTGTTGGAGTATTTGGATTGTTTGAACCAGCAGGTTTAAGCAGTTCAGGAGAGTTGCTTTCCAAAAACTCTTTAATCCCAGTTTTTAGATCAACTATCTTACTCCCGTCATCATAGACAACTTGACCATTTTCATTTACCTTTGCAAAATGTTTCAGTGCTAAACTTGCCAAAGGTTTATTTGTAACTCCCAGCTCATCAAGTACAGATGACAAAGAGTTTTCAAGCTTGTTAGATGTAAGCTCAGAGCTTAAAGTCTCATTTTTAGCTTTTAGCTCTTCATAGTTTTTCTTCAAACTCTCAAGCTCTCCTACAAGCTCTTTTTTACCCTCTTCCTTAGCCTTTTCAATTTT